ACTTCTTTCTTTTCTGCAAACATAACATAGTCTGCTAAACCGACGCTCGGTCTACCGTCTCGACCTGCCTGCACCATAAGTGCGGCAGGATTTTTTAAAGTGATACCACCTTCAGATGGTGTGATATCAGCAACAATTTCTTCACCCGTCAATAACCTAATAACATAAATTTTACTCATCATAATCCTTTAATAATTTATTTTTTCTTTTCAGGGACTTTCGTTCCTTCAAGTTTCTTATGTATCTTCACTTCCTTACATGTTTCTAATGCTACTCCACCTTTACCATATAGATCTTTACCATTCTTATCTTTAACTGGGTGACATACCTTCTTAGTTTCTGCCGAGAATACATTACTATTATACCCTACAATGAAGGTGATTGTCAAGAGAATTATTAAATATTTTTTCATGGCGATTCCTTATAATGGTGGCTCTGCAGCAGGAGCAGGAGCAGGTTTACCTGTAGATGAATATGTGACTGGAGCTGAAACAGCAGCAGCAACAACTACTGGTGGAGGTGTTGGAGTTGGCGTAACAACAGGAGGAGTTACGTTAATTGGAGTTGGCGGATTTACTGCCGCACCAGCAACTTTCTCTTGTGTTCTACCATAAGCTGAAACACCTAATACCGCACCCATTGCAACGTGAAACAATCCACCACCTTGTAGTGTGATTGGAACCCATTGACGAAACGCATCATTAGCTACAGATACTTCCCAGAACTGAACGATTGTAAACATAATTGGGAATAGTGCAAAGTCGCATAAGCAACAGAACATATACATAAACGCCATCATAGGACGCCACTTCTTTTGCATCCAGTCTTCTTCTTTTTTTTCTACAACTGTATCACTCATTTTGTTCACCTTTATTTTTTTTATTATCAGTAAAACAGGCTGTATATATCGCCCAAACTATTGCTAAAACAAATACAATACAAACTCCAATTTCTGCGCCTGTAATTTCTCCATCAAATGGATCTATCATCGGTGGTTCATGATGAACAGCTGGCTGTGTTGCTTGATATTGTTCGTATGCTTTATTATTCATTAGTTGCTCACCAAAACTGTTCTGTAGCAATTACAATTTGCATCAAGAATCTGCTCGTAGTGATAACCTATCGGAGCACCTGGTTGAGCATATGTAACAGGTGGCTGTGTGTAAATCACTTGTGGTTGTGTATATACTGTTGTTGGTCTCGACATAATATATCCTGCAGTCGCACCAATAATCAATGGAGCTATCCAAGCACTGCGATTGGGTTCTCTGTAGTATCCGCCATGGTGACCATGATGATGTTGTGCTAATACATTGCTTGATACTAATAACGCAACAGCTAACAATACTTTTTTCATATTACCCTCCAAATACGTGAAGCGCATGATCATAATGTTTTTGTCTATCTGCTAATCCTAACGTGCCGCCATTAATACGTTTAGTCATTGTTAGGATATCACCCTTATCAGCATACTGATTTAAATTATTGGTTTCCCAGAACCAACATGCTGATTGTGCAGCACCTTCAAATGTTGCAAGGTATTCGGGAACATCTTCGACTGTCATTTCCAAACTATCTGCGAATGCCTGATAGTTGTTCTTACCTGTTAATTGAATTAATCCACGTCCACAATATTTCCAACCATCACCAGACGCTTCGTCTCCGTTGCCCATGCGACTACCGTATGCACGATTAGCAATCTTTGGCTGATTGTGAGCATATTGTGTCGCAATATCAGGTGGGAATAATCTTGGCCAAACTCGAGATAACGAGGAAGCTGTATAATTTAAATTTTCTTTTAATGCTCTGAAGTTGCCGCTCTCATGAGCGCACTGGGCAATAAATGCCGCAGCTCTTTTCGGAGTATTGATCTCGTAGTCTGGCAATAGAATGTTTAATGCATCAAACCAGTGGTCTACATATGGATTACCAGGGATACATTGTCCCAGTTTTTGTGCTGTAAAATCAAACGTAAAGTCAGACATACGAGTTCCTTTTATAATATATATTTTCTATTTATAGCTTATTCAACGCCTTTTTGAGTATGGCTTTATCTTCGGTCGAATCTTTGTTTGATACTACCGAAGCACGATCCATTTTGCTGCGATACAATGGACGAGCAGTTACCCATGCTCTTGCTATACTCTTAACTGTGTTAATTAATGTGACGATTTGATTTAGTATTTTTTTCATGCTTTTCCTTTTAAAATGTTGAGAGGGGATTTACATCCCCCCTTTTGATACGACTTGTTATTCCATTAATGTTTCTTTTGGTGTTTGTTCACTAGACGGTTCGTCATTAATCGGAACCTTCTTAGGTTTTTTACTTTCTGGTATAACATTTTCTAGCCATATCTTCAACATACCATTAACAAGATCGGCATTCTTAACTTGAATACTATCTGCTAATTGGAAACTGCGAGTAAATGACCTATCAGCAATTCCTTTGTGTAAGAATTGTGAATCGTCAGATTTCGTAGCACCAGAGATTTTTAATACACCATCGGCGAGCTCAATATCAATATCAGTCTTGGCGAAACCAGCGACTGCTAATTCAACGGCATACTTGTTGTCGTCTACTTTCTTGATATTATATGGGGGATACCCAGGAACACCTTTTAGAATCGATGATTCAATCTGTTCTTGAATTCGCTCAAATCCAACAGAAAATGGGTAGAGTTTGTGAAAATCGAATGTAGTCATAAAGACCTCCTATTAAGCAAGGTTAAAATATGTGACCCCGAAGGCATCACGGTTTCAATAGCAACTGCTATCAATATTATTTATACTGCGGTTTCTTACCGATGTTATATTTTGTCTCTAAGAGCCACTCATTTTTTTCTTTATGAGATAAGACCTTAATCTGAGAAATCGGAGCCATCAGAGCTTTTGTTTTATCTGGATCCATTAAATCCACAAGTTCCCATTCATGTAACAGATTGGCTATCGTATTTCTACGGGCAATATCATCTTCAGAGAAATTTGTTGGTTTACCATCTAAGGCAAACAACTCTTTAAAATGAACAATGAAATATCTTTTCTGTTTATGTAGAATATGGCAAGATTGAAACAGCTTCTTATCTTTCTTAGAAGCAACACCAATTCTAGTGAGCGTCTCCCGAATCTTAAGAAAATCATCAGGATTTCGTAATGTGACTTCAACCATGTCTTCGATTCTTACGTTCATTTTTCATTCCACCTTTTTCTAATTGTTCTTTTATCATGGAAATAGCATTATCATCTAATATATTTAATGCATCTACAGCCCTTCGTAGGTTGCATCCATAATATTCCATTATGATTTCTAGGTCGGAATTACTCTCGGCTTTCGCCCATTTGGAATACCGCTTTCTAGGTCTCAAGCTATTTATTAAAAAGTCAAATTGTAAAATGGAATCGATTTGGTGGTTTATGTTCAATTCATTCACATACATAATACAGTCAGCGTGGTAAGATAATGAACGATTGGTCAAGAATGGTTTGTATCCTTTCTCAGCCAATTCGTCATTCTCTGTGCCACGCATCAGATCTTTCTTAGTATAACTTACGCTGTTCACGTATTCGAATGTATTATCGCTCATTTGAACTGGCAGTCAGCCATAATGTTAGTCAAACAAGCTGCGATATTAATTTCCTGATCAACTACGAACGCAGCTTTATACTGGTAATCAGCGATAATTAATACTAGAGTTGGAATAGATTCTGGTTTCAGAATATCATATGCCGAGTCATATAACTTACGGAATAATACATTCGCATCCATAGAAGAATTGATTGCAACCCATTTACGCATGGACGCAAAGTCTTTTTCTTTTAAAGACTTAATCATATCCTTCATATCCACATCGGCAACTTGAGCAAGAATTCCGGAGTCAATAGATCCACTAGCAGCATATCGCTGTAGTTCATTTAATACTCTGCGCCAATCTGGAAAAAACTTAGTGATTAACTGTATAACAACTTTCTTATCATAAGTAACATTTTCCTCAGATAGGATCCAGTAAACACGCTGAAGAAATTGAGTTGCAAGTTCG